ATAGATTAGGTGGCTTCCTTGCTTCTGATTACATCAGATCAGGTTCAAGTGCTTTCTCTAGCATTGTAAGATTTGGAGATGTAGGTTTTACAGTTGGTGATTCAAATGATTTAAAAGTAGCAATAGAAAATGGATCTGAAGGAATAATTGCCAATGAAATTGGAAACAAAATTACTTTAAAAGTAAATGACACAGGTTCAGTAAATGAGATTGCTTTTGTAAGTCCAGATGGAATTATACCTGGTACAGGAAATAAAAATTTAGGAATAGTAACAGACAAATGGTATGAAGTACACGCAAACTATTTTAAAGGTTTGGCTGACAGTGCTTCAGGTATTGAGTTTGGTGCACAAACTTATTTAGGTGCAACAACAGCCGTAAACAACACAGTGGCATTAAGAGATGGCACAGGAAAAGTTACAGCAAATACTTTTGACGGTGTGGCAACATCGGCTTCTTATGCTGACTTGGCTGAGATCTACACAACAGATAAAGAATACGAAGTTGGAACAGTAATGGCAATTGGCGGTGACGCAGAAACAACAGCATTTTTTGATGGAGGTCCATTTGGTGGAAATGTTTTTGGTGTTATATCAGGCAGTCCAGGATTTTTGATGAACAAAGATGCTGAAGGACAAGCGATTGCTTTTGTTGGTCGTGTGCCAGTTAAAGTTAAAGGCGCAGTTGAAAAAGGCGAAAAAGTTTATGCGATGGATTATGGTATCGCAACTACTACCAAAAAAGGACAATTGGTAGGTTTTGCTTTAGAAACAAATGCAGATGAATCCACAAAATTAGTAGAGGTAGCACTAAGGTTAATAAATAATTAGTAGGAATAGAATACAATGGCTTTAGTAACCGCAAACAGATTTAATACTCTTAGACAGCAAATAGATAATGTGTTAGGAAATGGTTCAGGTGATACTGGATATGGACAAACACTTATTACACAATCAGTTCAGGTAGGTGATTTAATCAATGCTACCAACATCAACAACGCATACGAAGATTTAAGAAAAGCATACAAACATCAAACAGGTGGAGATCCAGCGTCTAACTTAATTCAAATTGTTTCTCAAGGAGATTTGATTAAAGAAAATGATGGTGTTAATTACACAGGTTGGGATCAATACGAAGCATTGGCAACAACAGTTGGAACAAATAGATTAACAGTTGACTCTACACAACAATCAGTTGTACTTGCTAGTAGCAATCAAAGAGGTTCGTGGAATGGTACAATTACATTGAGAATCGAAGTTAACTTTACATCTGAAGATGCTAGAAGACATTATTTCAACGCAGGCGGTTATATTCAAATTTCATCGAGTACAACAGACAGCAGTTCAAAAGGAAATTCCTGGAACAATGTAATGGGCGGAAATTTAAAATTTGGTGCTCACGGAACTACTCACACAGGAAACGGATCAGTAACAGGATCTGGAATAGGAAACTACGAACTAGACGGAACTTCTCAGAGACTATTATCAAACTTTGATGCAGGTGGTGGAGCATATTCTGCCAACGATTACTATGTGGATGTACAGCGAACAAGTGCCACACAAATTAGATTCACAATGAACTGGAGAGACCAAGCAGGCGGTAATCCAGATGAAAACATTTCGAATTTAAGAAGTTACATTTACACAGCAACAGCAATCACAGATGTAATTGGTACTGCACCAGGTGTTGTACGTGGTTCTGGCGATAATTTCTAATCTATAATTTGACTTATATCCAAAAATCAAGTATAATATTCTTAATATTATGGATGAATCCTTATCAAAATCTTTGGAATACGCAGAGCGTCTAAGAACGTTCAATAATCAATTAAAATTGTTGAAAGAGAAATGTCTTGAAAACAATATCTATTATACCGAAGGACATCAATTCACAATAGACCTTGCTCTTATAAATTACTGTCTCACGTATATCAATATCAAAAAAACAAATGAAGCAATATTTCTAGATGATTACAAACAACCTGTCAAAATTACAGATATTAAATCCTTTCATAGCGACATTACTGATTTGTATCAACGCAATCTAAATCAATACCTTGTGGAATACAATCAATTAGTGAAAGACAAAGGTGAGATTTAATCATGACCAAAGGGGTTTTGCTTTTTGCTCATAACAATAGCACTGTGGATTATGTCAAACAGGCTAATTTTTGTGCAGGTCAGATTAAAAAACATCTTGATTTGCCAGTGTGTTTGATTACATCGGACAAATTCAACGAAGATCATAATAATTTTAATCACGTCATTGTAGTAGAAAAACCAAACACAGATCAAACAAAAAGATTTTACAATGTTACAAACAGTTATGAGGATACATGGAACAATACTTCAAGACCAGATGCTTATTCTTTAACTCCGTACGATGAAACCATTGTAATGGATACTGACTATATTGTGGCAAACAGCAACCTTAACAAAGTGTTTGAAAGCAAAGAAGATTTTTTAATCAACTACAAAGCACAACACGTAGACTTTGAATCTAGATACACAGAAGAAATGAAATATGTTAGTGATACAGGTATTGAAATGTGCTGGGCAACTGTATTTTATTTTAAGAAAACTGAAAGAACTAGAATTTTGTTTGATTTAATCAATCATATCAAAAAAGAATGGCAATTTTATAGATTCAAATATCAAATTGAAAATACAATTTATAGAAATGATTTTGCTTTTGCCATAGCAATTCACATGATTAATGATTTTGCTAAAACAAGTTGGCCCAAGCAATTGCCTAGCAAGTTGTTTTATACAACGGACAAAGATAGTGTAGACTCTTATCTTGATAATAAATGGAATTTTACATTAGAGCGAGGAGCAAAATGTCAGATTAAAGATATGAATATACACATAATGAACAAAATAGGATTGAATAAAATTATAGATCAATATGAATAGAGGTTTTATATTATTTGTACAGCAGAATGAAACTTGTGATTATTTAAAACAAGCAGTTGCCTGTAGTTTAAGCATAAAGAAATTTATGCCCAAAGAACAAATATGTTTAATGACAGATATCATTGTTCCTGAAAAATACAAGAAACATTTTGATCATATTCAAGACATACCAGGAGATGATCTCGCAGTTGACAGCGATTGGAAAGTTAATAACAGATGTAAAATTTATAATAGCAGTCCATTTGATGAATCTATTGTGCTAGATGTGGATATGTTATTGTTAGAGAATATAGAGCATTGGTGGAAACAATTAAGCAATTATGAATTGTTTTACACAAACAAAGTTAAAACCTATAGAGATGAATGGGTAACAAATGATTATTATAGAAAAGTATTTGTGGACAATGACTTGCCAAATGTGTATTGTGGATTTCATTATTTTAAAAAATGTAAAAACAATGATGTGTTTTTTAAATTGTTAACAGATATTGTAGTGAACTATGAACAATACAGCAAACGTTTTACAAAAAATCGCACTCAATCTTGGTGCAGTATGGATGTTGCCACAGCAATAGCAATAAAATTATTAGGTATTCAGCATAAAGTTTTCAGCACACAGTCTAATTTGACATTTACACATATGAAACCTAGAATACAAAACTATCAAAGTCAATTGAAATTATGGACGGAACAGATAGATTATAATCTTACACCACAAAATGAATTATTTGTGGGAAACTTTAAACAAAAAGGAATATTTCATTATGTTGAGGATAATTTTTTAACAGATAAGATGTTGGAGCAACTACAATGAAGATAAGACCGCCACTAGAATTTGACGTAATACGTCCTAAAGTAAAACATTACTTTCATTTCGAGCCTGAAAGCGGAGATGTGTTTGGTTGTAGTGTACAGCAACAAGGACATAGTGTTGAAATTACAAAAGAACTAGCAGATGAAATACAAAAAGGTTCAAAACATTTAGCAGACTACAAGGTGACATTTAAAAATACAGGTTATGTTGTGGAATCACGTTATGTAGTAGACAACAAACTGCCAACTGATATACAAACAGATAATCACACCAACAAAGTAGTCTATGAAATAGTAAAAAATGATAAAGATTCTTGTATTAGATTTAAACTTGATATGAAAAATAAAAAATGGAACGTCAGTATAGATGATGATTTAAAAAACATAATACAAACCACAGTAAAACAAGACAATTATGTGTTTAAATTTTTTACTACACCACAACACAATACAAGTGTTGCTGATTATTCTTTCAATATAGATTTAAAACAGTTATGTGACACTGGTGATATTCAACTTCAACACAAATCTAATGAAACACCCAGATTGTTTTGTAGAAAAATTTACAATTATTCATATGAGGTAGCACAATGATTTTAAAAGTAGCAGACATGGATTTTATATTTTTAAGTGTTGATGAACCTAATGCTGAAAAGAATTTTGCTGATTTAAAAAGAAAAATCCCATGGGCAAAACGTGTTCATGGTGTAAAAGGTTTTGACACAGCACATAAAAAGGCGGCAGAGGTATCTGAAACAGACAGATTTATCACAGTTGATGCCGACACCCAAGTACATAACAGTTTTTTAAATGTAATGGTTGATTTAAATTCATTAGGATTAGACAACACATATCAATTAAGTTGGTGTGGACATATTGATCTTAATGGATTAAGATATGGTAACGGCAGTTTGAAATGTTGGACAAAAGATTTTGTAAAAAATATGAGAACTCATGAAAATCACGACGGTGGAGCAGATAGCAACAATAAAAATGTAATAGAGTTTTGTCATTTTCCAAATTACTATCAATTCAACGATAATCATTCAATCAGTTACATAGATGGATCTGCCTATCAGGCTTGGAGAGCAGGATTTAGAGAAGGAGTCAAAATGAGTTTGGATAAAAATGTTCGACAAGCACCAAAAGACTTATGGTGGCAAAACTATCAACGATTACTTGTATGGATGACAGTGGGTATAGATAATCCTTATGGCATTCATGCTATTCATGGAGCAAGAACAGGATGTTATCTTACAATGTGTACAGATTGGGATATCGGTCAAGCAAACGAATATAGATTCTTTGAAAAGTATTGGAAAATTGAACTGCACAAAGACAAGACAACAGACTTTTATGAAGACTCTGTTACACTAGGAAAAAAGATTAATGCTGAACATGAAATTGATTTACCTATAAATCCGCTTACAGCAGAACAAAGTAAATTTTTTAAGAAAGTTTATTACAATACTCCAAGAATAATTAGGAAATCTAGATAATGTATGATATTGTGTTTATAAGTTACAACGAAGCATTGGCAGATCACAATTTTAAGTTGTTGTGTGACCGTTTTCCTATTGCTCAACGAGTAAAAGGAGTAAAAGGAATTCACAAAGCACATATAGAAGCGGCAGAAGTATCTATGACAAAAATGTTTTGGGTAGTAGACGCCGACGCTCAAATAGTAAAAGATTTTAATTTTGATTACAAAGTTGATCAATATAATTTAGATACAGTTCATGTATGGCAAAGTTTAAATCCTATAAATGATTTACAGTATGGATATGGGGGTGTCAAATTACTACCCAAACAATTAACTTTAAATATGGATACAACCACAACTGATATGACAACAAGCATTTCTAAAAATTTTAAAGCAATAAAGCAAGTTTCAAACATCACAGCATTTAATTCAGATCCATTCAGTGCTTGGAAAAGTGCATTTAGAGAGTGTGTAAAATTAAGTTCTAAAGTTATTGACAGACAGCAAGACAATGAAACAGAACAAAGATTGGATGTTTGGTGTAGCAAAGGTGCTGATAGACCGTATGGTGATTTCGCAATAGAAGGTGCGAAGTCCGGCAGAAAATTTGGCACAGAACAAAAAGACAAATTGAATTACATTAATGATTTTGATTGGCTTAAAAAACATTTCGAGGAGACCTGCAGTGTCAGTACGTACTACTAGAATACCATTTGATAATATTATCAAGTTTGGGCAACAGACAATGATGCGTCATAAATTATTCAACGTAAGTTGGATATTAAGTAGATTCTGTAATTATGATTGTTCATATTGTTGGCCCTATGCTCATTCTAAAAAAGTAGATCATAGACCATTAGATGTTTATAAAAAAACAATGGACGAAATTAAAACTCAAGCAAGAAGTAATGGCTTTGATAGTTTTCATTTTAGTTTTAGTGGTGGAGAACCTACAGCATACAAAAGATTTTTACCTTTAATAGGTCATTATGCCTCAGATGAAAAAAGTAACTATCAAAGTATTCATATGACAACAAATTGTTCACCAGGAATAAAATGGTGGAACACTTGGCTTACAGCAACAGAGTCGTTAGTACGTAGAAGTATAACCGCCAGTTATCATCATGAATTTGCCGATGAACAAACTTTTGGAGATAAACTTTTGATGTTGCAAGATGCCGGTGTTTATGTTACAATAAATCAAGTAATGGTTCCTGAATTGTTCAGCGAACTATATGATAGATGTAAAAGATTTAATGACAGAGGAATCAATGTAACACTGAAACCTCAAAGTAATGAATCAGCAAGTGAGATTGTATCAGGTTACAATGACGAACAAGTAGAATTAATGAAAACAGGATTTGCTTTAAAGACAAATGACGGTTCAGAAGTAGGTCAAATTAGTCTTATGGATCATAAAGATAATATGTATGAGATAGACCAGGCAGAAAGATTCAATGCTTTTGGCTTCAATAAATTTAAAGGTTGGAACTGTAATGCTGGATATCAAAGTTGTATTGTAAGAGAACCAGGTGGTGAAATAAAAAGAGCATACAGTTGTCATGATGAACCATTAGGAACGATAGATGGAGGATTTGAACTGTTTAAAAACGCAAACAAGTGTATAACTCCAACTTGCGTGAGTTCTGCTGATAGTAAAATTCCTAAATCAAGAGGATTAGACAAATTAGAAGCAATAGAAAAGGATGAAATAATATTAGAAATAAGTCGTAAGCAATCTAAATTATTTAAAAAGGAAAGAACAAATGTATAAACTTGAAGACATTAGAGATATCCATTTAGAAATCACAAGCAGATGTCAGGCAAAATGTCCTATGTGTCCTAGAAGAATTAATGGTGGTCCTTTGAATCCTTTTATACATTTGGATGATGTGTCATTAGAAACTTTTAAAAAATGGTTTCCTGTAGATTTTATTAAACAATTGAACAGTCTGTTTATGTGCGGAAATTTAGGAGATCCAATTGTAAGCAAAGATACATTGGAAATCTATCAACACTTAAGAGCAACTAATCCTAATATAGGACTTGCCATGCACACAAATGGAAGTGCAAAAAATCAAGACTGGTGGAGGAAGTTAGCAAAAGAAAATGTAAAAGTTACTTTTGGATTAGATGGTTTGAAAGATACTAATCATCTTTATAGAATATCTACAGATTTTGATAAAATTATTTCCAATGCTAACGCATTTATTGGAGCAGGTGGATTCGCAAAATGGCATATGCTGGTATTCAAACACAATGAACATCAAGTTGAAGAAGCAAGACAAATGTCCAAGGACTTAGGTTTTAGAGCATTTACTACAAAACATACGTCAAGATTCCACAATGGTGAGTTACAAGTAATAGATGAAAAAGGAAATCCTTTACACAAATTAGAGCCTACACAAAAAAGTGCTGATATGATATCATTAGTGAAAGAATCACAAAATGAAACGAAACCAACTATTATATGTAAAGCAGTTAAAAATCGCCAGTTATATGTTAGTGCTTGTGGTAATATATCTCCTTGTTGTTGGTTAGATATGGAATGGATTCCGCCTATGCAGGCAAGTAGAATAGATTACATGGACAGGATTGGAGAATTTCCTAATTTAAATACAAGTAGTCTTAAGGAAATATTTGATGGAGGTTATTTTGAAAAAATTGAAAAAACTTGGGGACACACGCCTTTACAAGAATGTGGTAAGCAGTGTGGTTCTTTTGACAAACTAGGAGCACAATTTGAAAATTAATATTCAAGATGTACTGTACTGGATGGATACAATCAGGCAATCTGATGACAAGTATCGTACATTGGAAAGTTTCTGGAAAGGACAGATCAACAGTAAAGTTTGGTTAATAACTCATTTACAAAAGTTTCAACAACAAATGCCATATAATATTTTATTGTGTGGTGGTTGGAATGGAGTATTGTCTACATTATTGTTCAATAGTGAACTAGATATCACACGTGTTGTTAGTATGGACATAGATAGCAAATGCGAATCTATTGCTTATTCTATGAATAAAGAGTATGAAATGGATGGCAGGTTTAAAGCAATCACGTCAGATATGCTGTTATACAACGATTATGGCAAACATAATTTAATTATTAATACTGTATGTGAACACATGACAGTTGATCAATATCAACAATGGTTAGAAAAATTACCAAATAACAAAAGGATTGTAGTACAAAGTAATGACTTTTTTGAATGTGAAGAACATATTAATTGTCAAAAGTCATTGAAAGAATTTGAAAAAAATTGTGGTTTGACTATTGAAGAATCAGTAGAACTTACAACAGACAAATACAAAAGATTTATGATTATAGGATTTAAAAAATGAAAGCACCAGTAAATTTTTCAGATAGAGTGGCTTATAAAATTACAATGGGTTTGCGTTGGATAGCAGATACATTTTTTAAAAAACGTTATGGACACAGAGCAGTTGTATTAGAAACTGTTGCAGGTGTGCCTGGCATGGTTGCAGGTATGTGGAACCATTTAAGAAGTTTACGTAAAATGAAACCAGATGATCGAGGTTGGATTAAAACATTATTAGCAGAAGCAGAAAATGAACGTATGCACCTTATGATTTTCATTCGCATAGCAAAACCTAATTGGTTTGAACGTTGGGCAATTATTACTGCACAATTTATATTCTGGCATTTTTATATGTTCTTATATATATTTTTTCCGCAGTGTGCTCACAGAATGGTAGCATACTTTGAGGAACAAGCCTGCATAAGTTATACAGAATATTTGAAAGAAATAGATGAAGGAAGAATAGAAAATATTAAAGCACCTAAGATAGCAATAGATTATTATAAACTTCCTAAAGACGCAACTTTACGTGATGTTGTAATCGCAGTGCGAAAAGACGAAGAAGGGCATAGAGATGTGAACCACGATATGGCAGACCAAATAAGAAGGAATAGACATGGACTTATCAACTAAAATTTTTAATAAGTTTAAAGACGGCACATTGCCGTGGCTTGAATTAGATATTAATTTTGGTCCTTATATTGACCCTAATGAATTTAATAAAGTAGAAAAATACTATGTGGATCATAGAGAAAATGAATCACACATTGGATGGAGCAGTTGTTGTTTACATGGATTAGGCATTGACAAGACACAGGTGGCAAAAGAATATGGTTATACCGATGAACTAAATGCTCCATACAGTTGGACTAAACTTGCGGAAATAACGCCAGCAGTAAAAATGTTTTGGGACAAATTTCCTGCTGAAAGATACAGTAGAGTAAGATTTATGAAATTAAAAAGTTATGGAAAAATAGATTGGCATAATGACCATCCTGGTCACGAACTTCCAGAAGATTTATGTGATTATCTTATTCCAATAAATGTTGCTGTTCAACATCCTGCTCTATGTTATATGGAAGTGAAAGATCATGGATTAGTTCCTTTTGGACATGGCAAAGTATTTTTAATTAATATATTGAAAGATCATCAAGTGGTAAACAATTCTAATGTTGATAGAATACACATGATTGCTCAAGCACACATAGGCAATAAAAGAGAACAATTTAACGAACTATTAGATAGGAGTATTAAAAAATATGGCATTTCAATATGATGCACAGAACAAAAAACACAATATAGTCTTTATTCTTGAAAGTAATTTTCACGCAATAAAAAATAATTCTGCTAAAGAATTAATACAAAATATTGCTGAATATCAGATTGGGAATTTAAACACTATGGGATATGATGTTTTAGTATCTATATCTGAAGATACAACATTGAGTAAGATAGCAGACAAATATGATTATGCTGTTGTGTTTACTCCTGATACAGAGTTTCAAGGTGAATCATTCTTTAAACATCTACAGAAATTAATTAAAGAAGACTTTTATATAGCAGGACACATACTTGATAGGAAAGAGGGTTATTATGAACTGCATGAACAATGCTATGTAATTAATCTTAAAAAGCATAAAGAATATGAATTACCTGAAATAGGTGAATTAAAAAGAAATTCAGAACATTTTACAACTGAACCAATAAGAAGTGATGAAAACTTTCACGATGATTATACACCACTATGGGTTAAGCCAGGAAATGAAAGCAAAACATATAAACACAAATGGCATGGATGGAATATTATCAGAGTTGCTTTAGACAACAAAGAAAAAATAATAGTGTTTGATGAAGATTTAAGAATTAGTAAAAAATGTTATTATGCTGTACATGAAACAGACTTTAATGAAAACAGCAAACAAATTTTTAAAAAATACAATCAAAGTGCCAATAGATTGTTTTATCCAATTAACACAGAAGAACTTCAGTCTGTACAAACAGGAATTCTAAAACAGTTAATCACACCTGCTAGTGGCTTCAATTGGTTAAAGTATTTAGATAAACATGGATATGACCAAGAAACTGAAGTTGTATTTTATGATTACAATCCTAATGCTTTATATTATATGGAGCAAACAATTAAAGAATTTGATGGCGGTGATTATCACAAGTTTTTAAAAACAAAAAATAGACATAAAACACCAGACTGGTTAAATTCTAAATTAGAAATTGCTGAATACTTTGAAACTGTAAGCAGGTTATGGCACATTAAAGATAAGGTAAAATTTAAATTTGTAGAGTGTGATCTGTTAAATGAATTTACTATCAAGCCTATAAACGATAGAAATGTTGTATTCAACATTAGTAATATTTTCGCATATGAGCCAACTGTGCCTTTTGTTCCAACAAAACAAAGAGTGTTTAAACAAAATCAATTGCTTAAACTACTGAAAGAAAAATATAACAAAATTCAATTAATTGTATCACAACACGCCTGGACTGGATTTGTAAACTATGACATAGACGCAGGTCCTGTAAAAGACTTTTATGAAGTTGATATTGAAACATTAAAAGCACCAATGTGGCGTTTTGGTAAAGAGTGGAGAAATCCTAAAGACCCATGGGAGGAAGATGAAGAAGAATAAAAGCAGTTGTACTTTTTGTATGCATCCTTTTACAGGGTTGGCTACTAGAGAAGATGGAGCAATAAAAGTATGTTGCCGTAGTCTTCCTATTGCTAATATAAAAGATATGAGTTTGGAAGAAGCATGGAACTCAGATGCTATGAAAGAAGTAAGACGGCAAGTATTAAATGACGAAAGACCTGATGTGTGTCAACCTTGTTTTGATTTAGAAGATCAAGGAGTACAAAGTCTAAGACAAAGACACATCACAGATTCTTCACCAGAATCAAGAAGCAATTTGTATCCAAATGCGTTGGATAGTTTACAAAACGATTACACAATGCCTTTTGAATTACCCACAATGGAGATTAAAATAAACAATCTTTGTAATCTTAAATGTAGAATGTGTAACCCTTTAGACAGTACACAATGGAAAGATTGGGGCAGTATTGTATCTCACTATGAAAAAGAAGGCAATTATCTTGTAGACGCAGTAAAAGGTCTAGGATTAGAAAGAGCACCATATGTAGGTTTGTTTGAAGACAAAATGCATTTCTGGGAAAACTTAGAAAAACTTTTACCTTATTTCAGACGTGTTGAATTCGCAGGAGGAGAACCACTTATGGATCCTTCACACTATAAAATTTTAGATTTACTTTCTAAAAACGGTAAAAATATAGAAATAAAATATGCTACAAACGGCACAACACTAGGTATAAAAGGTGGCAGAACAGTTCATGAGTATTGGCCCAAGTTTAAAAGTGTTGCTGTGAATGTAAGTATAGATGGTTTACACGACACATATGAATATATCAGAGGTAATGGCAAGTTTTCTGAAGTTGAATACAACATAAAAGAAATGAAAAAGA